AGGACCCTCTCTTGTTCTCATGTAGGTTACATTACTTTCTACTGTATTATCAGGATAATGATATTTCATTCGTATTAGTGGAGGTAGTGGAATGTTAGTCTTTTGTTGTCTATACGGATTATCAGCTCGCTACCGCTCGCCTTGATAATAGTAAAGGGAAGGAGTGTCTCGATTAGAGACATCTCCCTTCCCACAGAGGCGGGTCCACCCTTCCCTCCCCTGTTATATAGGTCCATTGGGTCTAAACCCAGGTGGGGACTGACTTGTTAGTCTTTTCGTTTCTTGCTTTACGTCTTTGGTCTAAATCCATACCAAAAACCATGTGGTCAGCTGCACTTTGGGGGTCATCTAACCAAGCATCCATCATATCATTCCAATCTTCTCTCTTTTGGTCTTTTATGGTCTCATGTGCAGAGATTGCCATAGCATCGGTGTAGTATTTAACACCTTGTGATAGACAGTCTAATCTGTCGTCATGTTTAACTGCACCTTTTTCTCTACACATTCTAGACATTTGGTAGAAGAGCATGTAGAGGAGTCGTTCCTCGGGAGGTGCCTCCGGGTTTGACTTGTAGTCCCAATCAAATATGCCACGATCAACAACCAACCTATGTTGATTAAGAACAGGTTCGAGAGCATCGATAATTCTGTCTTCTTTTCTGACGTTAGCTCGAACTTCTTCAACGTCAATAGCTTGTTTAGTTTGTTGTAGATGTTTTTTAAATAGTTCACATATCATACCATCCCCGAAGTTAGTTTCGATTAGGAGTTTAGTAACACCGAATTTCTTACAACCTCTAAGGATGTCTAGAAGGGTTCGGTCAGAATATCCGTCTTTGTACGCTCGCATTTCGTGCAGGTACAGGATACCGTTTCGTTGGGAGATAAAAGCCGCTGCTGTCTCATCTGTTCCTCGACCCGACGGATCAACCGAGCAGATTGTTTCGGTGTAAGGACCCCAGTCTCCTTGTTGCTGCATTGGACCGTACGCATAATCTCCAGGTAGACCGACATAGGCAATGTCTTTGATAAGGTTCGCTGGATCGGAAGACCAAATGATGTTATCAGGAGCATGGGTAGGATTAACAGAGGTGACGATAAGGTCACTAATTTTAAGAGGGAACTTTTCTGCATCAGATAAACTCGTGTCTAGCATGAACTGAAGCATGAAGTTCGACCGTCCCATGGACGCTTCACGCTCTACCAGATCGTCTTCACCGAATCGATCCGGGTCTGTGACCATCCAAGGGGAGGCACCACTGTCAATGTCCTCTTGCAACGCTGGAGCCAAGGTGTTCTCGTACAGGTCACTGTTTCGCGGATACCTTGCAGGCCATACGAACGGACGGTAGTTACGCTCTGCAAGCTTGCGGTATACGGTAAAGGTGGTCTGGGGTGTTCCAAGGAAAAGAATACGTGAATCATTTTTAGGTGTTAGGATAGATTCTGCTTCTGTACAGAGCTGCAAGAGCTTCTCTCTCATCAGCTCGGTCATACTGTTTCCCGGAACTTCGATATCGTCTAGTACCATCAAATCTGCGCGACTCCCGGTCAATTGACCCGTAATCCCAACAGACTTCACAGACGGGGCTTGGTGAGGCGAACAGTTCACATCGAAACTGATCCGACTCCATCGAGCTTCGTCCGATTTTGGTCGTAAATGCACAAGCCATGGTGTTTCAATAATAAGTTTTTGTAGGAAGATACTCATGTTATCTGCACGTTCTTTAGATGCAGAGATAATCATGATTTTCTTTTCACTATCTTTGAAAAGGGTCCAAAGAACAAATGCACCAGTAATCCAAGATTTACCGACTCCTCGGAAGGCTTGGACTTGTAGTCGTTTGGGACCATGCTGAAGATAGTCAGCAATGTGATATTGGGCTCTTGTAGGACTAGGTAAATCAAGTTGTTCCCACAGTGCTTGAAGAAACAACTTGAAATCGTCCTTTAAGGCCTCTAAAACGTTCGTCATAGGGGAATGTACCTAAAAGGTATTTAAGGGGTGTTCTCGTCGGCGTCAGAGTCCTTATAGAAGTCTTCTTCAGACATCCATGCAGCTCCAAGTGCTTTCCAACGGTCTAATGGGTTCTCCGCGGAGGCATATGCCCGTTGAACCTTCTCATTAGCAAAAGTAACATCAGCAATAGCCTTACCAGTAGATAAAGCGGCTAATGGAGTACCAAGAGCCCTAGCTGCATTACCCAACCAACCCATCCCAGCTTGAGTAGCTTTCTGCACACCTGCTTGAATACCAGCACCTGATGCAGCACCAACTCCCGTATCTACGGCAAGTTGAGTGTAATCACCAGAACTAGTAGCATCAGCAAGTGTTTTAGCGTCTGCAAGACCAGGTTTTGCTGACATAACACTACCAGTAATACCACCAGCAACAGCACCAAGTTTAGTTTTCTTTATTTTACCTAGTGCTGTGGCAGCATTCTGACCCCATTCTGTTTGTAGAATCTTATTTTTATAGTCAGATGCTTGTACTTTAGCCCAACCCATAGGGTCTTGGAGTTGAGCCCAGTCTTCATTCATAATGACCTGGTTAGACTTAGAAGTAGGACGGAAGTCCTGTTCAGGTCTAGGAGGTGCATTCTGACCTCGTTTACGGATATCAGCTAGATCTGCTTCTACAACCTCAGGAGGACGGTTATAAAAGTCATCAGAGGCTAGTTTAGAGACTCTGTCGAAGTCATTATCGAACTGAACAGCAACATGACTAATAAGACCCTTCTTCATAGCAGGGTCCATATCAGCAAACCGTTGACTGTAGAAATATAGTTCACCATCTTTTGTGGTGAACCCCATCTTCTTAAACAGTTCGTCTTGACTATCGTGGATCTTTTTGTGCCAACCGGACATAGTCCCTTCGCCACCCTTCACGTCCTGTTCGACATACTCATAGTTGTACCTGTTATCTTCGCCCATACGGCGACCAGGTGGCATATAGTTGTCGTTTAGGTCATCAATATCCTCAGGGGACATTCCATAGGTCAAAGCAGCAAAACGCTTGAGACCCAGAACGTGGTGTGGTGCAAGGCCACCTGACACACCTGGACGTTCAGGAGAAGCGAAATCAGGTAATCTTCCCCATCTGTATGCACGATCATCACCTTTATTACGTAGGTGACCGGTCATAGCAGATGCGGTAGCCCTACCGTCTTTATCTAGTCTATCTTTTACGGGTGGTAGTTTTTGTTTCTTTGGTGTTTGACCTTCGGAGGTCCTATTAGGATTTCTAGGCATTGATGTGTTGTTCGATTAGTTGTTTACGTTCGGGGTGGAAACCGAACTTAGCGATCATCCATTCTTCCCAGTTCTCACTCCCTTTACTCTGATTACACTTAACGCAGGCTGGAACACAGTTTGATGATATAGTTTCACCGCCACGACACCGAGGATGCACGTGATCAATAGTAAGTTCATTAAAATCATAAGGTTGTCCACAATAAACACATGTACAATTGAAGGACTCTTTGATAGCCCGCCTCCAAAGACGGGTTGCTTCGGAGCTTGTCATGCTTATTAAGTTTGCAATGTAGTGATCAGGGTTTGGGAGTAATGGGGTCATCTCTTAGAATTAGTTTTCTTAGCACCTTTCTGTCTGTTCTTTTTACGGGACATACATTTGAGGTTAGAACGGTTGTTATTCTTGGGATTGTTATCGACGTGATCGACTTCCTTCCCTTTACCGCACTTCATCTTTCGAGACGCTCGTTTCCTCATCTTATCCTTGTCTTTGTTCTTACGACGGTAGGATTTGAGGTACTCCTTACGAGCTGCGTACTCTTTCTTCCAGTTACGCTTTGCTGCCATATAACCTCCTCTGGACCAGTTCAGGGTCTACAGTAGGCATTATATTAGCAAGTTTATCCAGTGGGTTACCATTCATAGCAACACCACTTATGTCATTGGTTTTAAGCCAGTCACAGGCTGCTTTAAGGTCGGCCGTAGAGGCCTCTCCCGATTTGATACGAGAGAGGAACTCCTTGGTCACCAGGTTATGCAGTTCGTTGAACTGGTCTTCCGTGGCTTTCTTTTTCATTTTTCAGCTGCATAGAGGGCAAACGACTTAGCCGCTAACCCAGAGAGCATGTGTGTAATGTTGTCGCTATCACGATCATTGCACTCTGTGGTGGCCAGACATGCAGCGACAGTGGCACCGACAATCAGTAACTCGAATCCTACTACAAAGAAGACGAGACGGATTGCAATACCTTTCATCAGACCTTCAGAGCCACCTTCAGTGCCATTACAGCGGTGTCATCCAGGTCGTTATCAGTCTGTTCAGCAATCTTAGTGAGCAGATCGATAATGAGTTGTTTAACTGCTTTACCCTTGATAAAGGTAAAGAGGATAGGTTTGATTAGAGCAATCATGGGGAACATTTTTTATTTACTAATGAATCGAGTTTATTCTCAATTCGGATCATGTGCTGTTCTACACGTTCAAGAGCGGTAGAGAGCTCCGTTTTAGGAACATAGTTCTCTGCAATACGAAGCTCAAAGGCATCAATTCGTTTATCTAAATCAGATACACGTTGATTAACACGGGTGAACAATATACCAACACCAGAAACGACAGCTACACTGATAGAAATAGCTGCCTCAACCATTAGCCTTCAGCTTCAATGAAGGTCTTATCAATGGCTTTAATAGAACCATCAGCTTTGTTCACAACCAGGAACAAGTAGTTATCCACACCACCAGCTTGGGGTACAGAATCAGCAGAGGTAGTACCAACGAGAACATTCACGTTGTCACCATCAGCAGTCTTAGCATCAAGCTGAGTTTGAACACCACTGGTCACACCTTGCAGGTAGTTCAGTTGAGTAGTGGTTGCAACACAACCATCAAGCAGGTTCAGTTCAGTTGCAGTAGAGGTGACACCGTCGAGGATGTTCAGTTCAGCTGCAGTGGCAGTCACGTCTACACCACCAATATCAAGGGTAGTGACAGAGATCTCACCAGTGGTCAACAGGTTAGCAGCAGGGTTGTAGGTTACACCAGCGTCAGTGTAGACAGTCTCTGCAGTAGAAGAGGTGTTGTCATCAGCAACGAAGGTCATGTAGTGGGAAGCGTTAGCACTACCCGTCTCAGTCTTAGTCCGGTCTGCCACAGCAGAACCAGCCTGAGCACCTTCCACAGCAGTCTCCAGATCTTGGAGAGCAGCTTTAATGGTAGCACCATCAGAGATAGTAGAACCAGTAAAGGTAGAGAGACCAGTTTGGTCTTTAGCAACACCAGTCAGTGATGCCATGTTATCAACGTGGGTCTCGTTAGCATTGATCATGTTAGTGATCGTAGTGCTGAACGAACCGTCATCACCCAAGGCTGCTGCGAGCTCATTGAGTGTGTCCAAGGCGCCAGGCGCACCGTTAATCAAGTTGGAGATCTGAGTTCCAACATAAGTCTCGGTAGCGTAACCACTGAAGAGGTTCGCTTTAGTTACCTTTTTAGAGGCATAAGTTGAACCTCCATCAGCCGTATCAGCAACATATACCAGGTCGTCAGAACCGACACTAGTAATTGCACCGAGAGCGGAAAGCTTTGAAGAAGCCATATTATTCTAGAATAAGTTGGTTTTGTAAAATTGATTCGAGTGCTGCAACACGTGCAGTTAATGTGGCTAGATCATCCTGAACAATGACCCACGCACTACCATTCCATCGGTAGTCACGGCCATTGGGATGGGAGACCACATCTCCATCCGATGGGTTGTTGGGGAAATCAAACATGGGCGGAGTGTATTAAGTTTACAGTTGGACCCATTGAGTTGAGTTCCCGTCATCGACGTAGACCTTCAACTTAAGGGCTTGTTTATCAAAGTAGATGTCCCCGTCCACCGGAGTCGTAGGGGCAACAGTTGGGATGTTAAGAGTGTTCTGGGTCATCAGACCCCGGTTGAGCAACGCATCCCGCATTGCTTTGATAGTTACACCGAATGTGGATTGAGTATCCAGTACGGCTACTACCTTTTTACCATAGCGAGACATAATTAATCGAGTGCATCAACAGCGTAGAATTGGACAATAATTGACTTGATCTCATCTGACTTAGGAGACGACATAGTCAAGGTTGTGATGTAGTAACCTGCAGTAGGGAGAGTAATCACTGTGTTCTTATCTGTAGGTGTTCCAAACATAGGAGACCCTTCACGAGAACTCCATTGATAGGTAGCATCATCAATATTAGTATTGTGAGTCACTACAACAGGCATTGGATCATTGATTAGAACAGTCAATGCAGGTGCAGTATCTACGTCATACTCAACGTCATTGACGGTTACAGCAATCGGATCCCAATCAATATCATCAAGGTTCTTAATTGATGCAAAGGAGTTAATCTGAAGAGCAGGATCCTCACCTTGATCCCTTGCTTGTGTTTGGAATCGTACCTGACCATTCTCAATACCTTCAGGAATCGTAAAGTGAATGACCTGTTGAGCGTTTGTGTGAGTTTGCCAGGCAGGGTTAACCCAAGTGCTGTCCGTAGCAGATTTGTACTGTACACGTGACCGATAGATTACCTGGTCAGTGCCACCAGTGTAGGTAGCACTTGTACCAGTAACGTCCTCACCAACAGCGAAGACATTACTTCCAGACCACGTTGCTTTATCAACAACTACCAACTCATCAAAAGGGTCAGGTCCAGGTACTGGTTCCCAGGGGGTGCCGTCTGGAGTGACGACACCTTCTACATACATGATAGTCATGTTTGCCCCTGCCTTAACATCATTAACGCCTACTTCTTCAACCTCTTCGAGGTGTATGCGTGTTAGATATCCCATTAGACATTACGGTCTGC